ATTTTGCATCTGACCGAAGGCAATGTTATGGACGACCGCGAGATTTCGGAGTATATTCTGGGACAAAGCCAGAAATACGACGTGCGCGAGGTCGGTTATTACTCGTACAACGCAGCCGCACTAGTGGCTAGATTATACGAAGCTGGGATGCCGGTTAAAAAAGTTGGGCAGGGTATGGCGGTACTTTCTAACCCTTCCAAGCATGTAGAGCGGCTTATTCTAGGCCATAAAATCAAACACGATGGCAACCCGTTTTTAGGCCACCAATTGGGAAACTGCGAAGTGTTTGTGGATGTGCAGGGCAACATCAAGGTCAAGAAGGCCGGAGTTGACCGCCATGCGAAGGTCGACGGGATCGTTGCTCTCATAATCGCCATGCACTGCTCTCTTGACAATCCGATGCCGTCTGAATCATACGGATTCAGGGTGTTTTAGGGCTAAAAATGGGCATATTTGACATCTTTCGTCGGAAAATAGCGGACAACTCTAGCAATTCGTTGTTCGGCAACACTGTTTTGGGTAATAACGTCATGCTCCGTGGCAAGGGGCAGGGCTACGGATCTAACCAACTTCTCTATGTAACGACATCTGCTGTCAACGAAGCTGGACGTTCGCTTGACATTACAACGCTTGCCAGAAACTCAACAGTCATGGCTTGCGTCGGAACTAAGGCTAGAGCGCTTGCACAACTGCCGGTAAAGATCATGTCTAGGCAGGCTGACGGTACTTTGGTCGATACGCAGACGGAACCTGGGGTTCCCGAGCGTGAAAAGAACCGCGCAAAGTCGATCCTTAACTTGCTTTCCCAGCCTAATAACTTCCAGAGTCAATACGAGTTCTGGTATCAATTCACGATGTGGCATGAGCTTGCCGGTGAGACTTTCGTATTGCTCTGGAGAAAAAACGAGGCAGATCCTCAGCAGGTTCCACTTGAAGTCTACGTTCTTGACTCGACGCTGATCGTTCCTCGCATTTCCGAGACGAGATACCCGTTCTATACGCTTACAAGCTCTTCCTACGGGTTTAACAAAGACGATCCGCTGCAATACTTCCAGGTTATGCACGTCAAGAGCGAGCCCTGGCAAGGTTCTTCGTCTTTCAACCGCTTGCAAGCTGTCGAGCTCATTTCGCTCGATCAAGACATTGACCTGTACTCCAACTTCATCATGCTCAACGGCGCAAAGCCTTCTGGCTTATTCCGCACTGAGCAGGTCATACCGGACTCTAAGTTTAAAGAGATTGCGGCTAGGCTTAAAGAGGCATGGACAAACATGCTTAATAGTCAGCCCTCAGACTTGAGTAAGCCTGGGCAGTCGATGCTATTAGACCAAGGTATGATGTACGAAAGTATTAAGCCCTTGACGCTGCAAGACGTAGACGCACGAGAGCTTAAGAAACAAACGATGGCGCGTATTGCTGGCTTGTTTGGCGTTCCTCCGGCAATGATCGGCGTGGGTGAGTCCAAGTACAACAACACGCAGACGATGCTCGACGAGTTCTACAAGTCAACGATGATGCCGTTTATTACGAACATCGAGCAAAAGCTAAAGACAAGCCTTCTTGGCGGCTATCCAAATCTGTATGTGCAGTTTCAGACGCAGGATTTCCTCAAGGGCGCACCACTGGACCAGATGAACTATGTTGTGGCCGGAGTCAAGAATGGCATTCTCACGCCCAACGAAGCTAGAGACTATCTTGGGCTTGATAGCGTGGACGACGGTGATTCTCTGCTTGCTGCCGGTGGTGTTGATAAGTCTATTCCCGGCTCTTCGCCGCAGGATACTGGCGGTGGCGGAAATCTTAAGGTCGTAGGCAAGACTGGACGAGCTGGAAATGCTTAAGGATGTTTTAAAGCGGTTAAAGGAACAGGCTGACAAGAGAAAGCCTAAGCCTAAACCCGAAGATGGGAAAATGAAGCAAAAGGAACCAATACATGGCTAAGCACATTCAATTCGTCACCGAGGCAAAGGTTGAGCTTGGCCGTATGGCTGACAAGGCAACCGGCGAGCCTACCGGCGAGATCGAGGCAACTCTGACGACCTGGGGCGCAAGAGAAGGCGCAGACGGGCGTAGATTCTTTTACACGCCAGAGGCTTTTGAAATGTGGCACGAAAGCTGGATGGAAGCCGGCAGGCCGCTCCCCATGTATTTCCAGCACTCTAGCGACATGATGCCCGTGGGCGAATGGTCAAAGTTCGACATTACCGACGCAGGCATGACCGGAACCGGGAAACTGTTCCTGAATACCACCGCAGGATCGGATCTGTATACGATTATGAAAGAATCGCCGCGTATGGTCGGTGGTGTTTCTGTCGGTGCTTACGCTGACGAATATCAAATGGTCGATGAGAACGGCGAGCCTACAGACGATCCTGATAGCTTCTTTCAGATTATGAAAGGCGGATTGGCTGAGGTTTCAATTGTGATGAACCCCAACAATCCTAAAGCCGAGATCTCAAGACTTGAATATTGGATGGACAACAAGCCCAATCCAAGAGTAATCGAGAAGGCACTGCGTGATGCAGGGCTTTCAAGAAAGGATGCAACCGCTGCATCCGCGCTGCTGAAACAGATTATTGAACAGCGTGATGCTGAATCTGCAAGGCAACCCGCTCAACCGAGTGATTCGGACGCAGCGGTGAAACTGTTGGAGGCGCTCCAATACCGTGAGCTGCTAAAGGCAATCGCAACCCGATAAAGGAACTATCATGCTTGAAAAAGTCATTGAAAAACTAGATGCAATCGAAGCATCTAACGCTGCAAAACTTGCTGAAACCGCTGAGGCTGTAAAAACTCAAGTTACCGAAGCTGTCCAAGCAGTTAAAGCAGAAACCGAGCAAAAACTTGCCGCTCTTGAGGCAAAGATTGCCGCTCCTTCCATCATTCGCCCCATCCACAAGACTGTTCGTGGTGAGGCAAACCGTCGCTTCCGTGATGTGCTCAAAGAGTACATGAAGGGTGGCAATCAGGTTGAGCGCGAAGTCAAGATCTTTGAATCGGTCGATCAGTTCGACGGTTACATCCGTGAAGCATCTGCGCTTACCGCTTCTGGTTATGACGTTGGTGGTCGTACCGCTTACGACCCCGTGTTTGCTGCTAAGCGTCTTGGCAATCCGATGATGGATCTTTCCCGCATCGTTGCAACTGATGGTTCGGCTTACCAGTTCCGCGTAAAGACCGGCAACGCTGGCGCTCAGTGGGGCTACACGGTTCAGAACAACGGCACACCAACGACTGAAGCAACGTCGATTTGGCAAGTGATCCTCAAAGACTTGAACGCACAGTTCCCAATCCGCACTGCTGCGCTTGATGACATTGACGGTCTTGAGCCCAACGTTGTTGACGACATGCTGATGGAATTCCAGCAGGCAATGGCAACCTCGATGATCCAGAACAACGATCAGAGCGGAACCGGAACCTCGGTATCGACAGGCGGTGCAGACGGTCTGCGCGGTTTGGATCAGTATGCTGGTGCAAATGCAACATACACGGGCGGCACAGTTTCTACGGCTTCTTTCGGAACCTCGGGAACCGCAACCACTAACGGTCTGCATAACCTTGCAACGTATGACCAGCTCACCACCAACGCAAACACTGTAGGCGCAAACAACATCGTTTATAAAGACGTTGTTAACTTCATTTACAGCCTGCCTCAACAATATTGGACGCCAACAGCAAGATTTATGGTTAACCCAATCTTGTTGCAGGGCATCCGTGGTTTGGTTGACGATCAGAAGCGTCCGATCTACATCGACGGTCTTTCGCGTGATGATGGCATCGTTGGAAAGTTGCTTGGCTTTGACGTTGTGGTTAATAAGTACGTTGACAATCCTTCTCAGCCCACAACCGGCGCGGCAGGCACAACGTCTTACTACCCAATGTACTTCGCTGACTTCCAGCAGTTCCACACCATCGTTATGCGTCTAAGCATGGTTCTGCGTCGTTATGACCAGACGCTCCCAGGCTCAATAACTTTCTACGGCGAAACTCGCGCGGCAACTTCTGTGCGCGATCCTAACGCTGGCGTACGTTATCGCTCGACTGGCACTGCGGCTTAATTTAAGAGGGCGAAAGCCCTCTCCCTCTATGGAGAGACTATGAAACAGGTGATTTTAGAAGGGCTTAAGCAGGCTCTCCACGAGGGCAAAGCCAAGGTGAACCTCGCTGAAGCCTCAGCCCTTACGGGCTCGGGCTCCGGCGTGGGTGGCCGGGTCTATAACGAAGATGTATTTGCAAGCCTGCGTTACTGGAACCCTTTCCGGGTTTACGCTAACCAGACAATGACCTCGGATTCGGATATTCAGTTCACGGTCAAGACTGGTAACGCTGCAAACGCTACAAACCCTTGGGGCTACACGGTAAACGCTAACAGCGGATCACCGAATATCGCCACCAGCATTTGGCAGCTTCCGATGCGCGTTATTAGCGCTCAGATGCCTATCCGCGCGGCAGCGATGGATGACATTAACGGTCTAGATGCAGCTTTAGCCGAAGATCTTGCAATGGAATTTAGCCAGATCGAAGCCGCGTCAATGGCAATCAATAACGATCAGGCGGGGTCGACCACTACAAGCACAGGCGCGACCAACGGTCTGCGCGGTCTTAAGATGTACGCAGGAACTGCGGGCTCTACCGCTGCTTATGGTTCGTCTGGTACGGCAGTCACAAACGGCATCCACACGCTTAATACTGTCGGCTATACGCATAGCGGCGGAATTGAGTGGGAAAGCCTTGTAGACCTCGCTAACGCCCTTCCTGGGCAGTTCTGGAGAATGCCAGGGACGGCGTGGATGATGCACCCCACCGCAATTCAGACGCTGCGTGAATACACTCACAGCGGAAACTCTTACGCGCTTGTTGAGGTTGGCGAAAAAGACGAAGGCCCTGGCGTAAACATTATGGGATGGCCGGTCATTGCTAACCCGTACTTGGATGCTCCCGCTTCTGGCGCATGTCCTATTTACCTAGCGAACTGGCCTCGGTTTATGTGGATCGTTGATTATTCGGAGATGACGCTGCAGCGCATGGAGCAGACGCAGCCTGGGACAATCACGATCTACGCTGAAAAGCGTTTGGTATCGACTGTGCGTGATGTAACCGCTGGCGTTCGTTTGATCGGAACCTAACATGCCAAGTCAGCTACAGGGTAATTTCGGAGCGGGTTCGCGTAACCCGTTCAACTACCAAAAGGTAGTGCAATCAAACCGTGACATTGTTACGCAATGGCTCACGCTCGACGAAATCACCAACCAGCTCAATTTGTTTGCAGATGAGTCGCAGGATACTTATCTGGAATCGCTTGAGCTGGCTACGCGCATGGCAATTGAGGACTATCTAGGTGTACCGATCTGTAACGTAACGTATGAAGTTGGTTACATGATTTCGGGCTTGATGGCAGCTCCGGTTTCACTAGACTTTCCAGAGGTGTCGCAAAACGGCGTAAGGATTAACACCGTTAAGTATTACAACGACCTTAACCCACCGGTTCTTACGACCATCTCAAGCTCAAACTATTACTACGATCCAACAGGAAACAAGTTGGTTTTGTTTGAGGTCCCCAACAACATCAATACTTACATGACTGCGCCGATGCTGTGCCAGTACACCCTTCAGGGTAGCGTCATTGGTCAGTATCCTGTGGTTAAACAAGCAGGTCTTTTATTGCTTACGCATTTCTACAATAACCGGTCAGCAATCTCTGAGGCTAAGCAGTATCAGCTTCCCTGGGCGATTGACCAGTTGTTGAGACCTTACAAGCCGCTGGTGATGTAATGGTCTTACGCGTCGATCAAATCACCATCAACAATCTGACGTTCGGGCTTACCAATCTTGGCGAGCAGACAACGACAGAGACCGCATGGTTTCAGACGCGAGCAAAAACAAAGTCTGTGCATAACCGCATTCGGACGCTTGAAAAGTTTCGGCAGTACGACAACATGATTGAGTTCACCGTGAATTACACGCCTAACATGCGTACGATCTCGGATGCTCAAGAGGCTTACAGCATTTCTTTCCGCGAAAAGTCTTGGCGGATCGCTGAGGTCTACGAGCACGATGACAGACAGTGGGTGACGTTTACTTGTTACCGTAACGAACCGACGGTTGCGGTCTGATGGGCCAGAACTCAGCCGTTACCTATGCCCAGGCGATACAGGCGCAGCTAACCTCGGTTTGTACGCCCACGCCCGTTTACGCTGTGTTTAACCGCAACTTCGCAACCGAGCCGACGTTTGTTACTTGGCAGCTTAGAGATGTACATCAGCCGGTTTATACAGGGCCTCAATCGGTTAAGGGTATAGATCGACCTGTCTTTCAAGCGACAGTCTTTGCTCAGCAGATGGCGAACTGCTACGCAAAAGCTCAGCAAATTGTCGATGCCCTGCATGGCTATCAAGGGACGTTCGGCGGATTATTTTTTGTGGCAAAGATTGACGTTGATTGGCTTTTCCACACATACGACAATGACAGTAAGCTACATCAAATTGTTTTAGACTCTACTTTAGATATTCCTTCGTGAGGTGAAAAATGGCACTACCAAATAAAGTTTTACCCGGCTTTTCAGCCTCTCTATACTGCCAGCCGGGGGCTACGCCAACCGTTGTACCGCCTGGGGATTTAGACGACCACGCAATTATTTCCGCCTTGGCTATCTCTGGTAATCTTGTTCCCGTTGAAGCAATTCCCGCCTTCGGTCAAGACGATGCTGTTGCTAACTTTGCGGTCGCTGGCTCGCGTCAATCTGACAAGATCCCAGTTCAGTCTGCTCCAACGTCCATGACCGTTGTGGCCGCTTGGAATCCTGCTGACACAAACCTTCTTTTGCTTCGTGCTGACGCGTACAACGGAACAATTGACCGCACGTTTATCATTAAAGCTACAGACGGAACCAATAACGTCTACTTTGCTTTCAATGGCCGTGTCAGTCAGTGGACAATTGATCCTGCTCCTGGCGCGGAAGCACAAGTCACATTCACAATACACCCGCGAGGGAACCAATATGGTTGGTCAAACAACACTTGATGAGCTTGTCGCTTTGATGGCCGAATTCCGTGGCGACCTTCACGATATGGCAAAAGGGCATCCCTTTACCTTACAAGAGGTGGATGCCGCCCTATCGAAGGCCAGCCCCGGCGGTGCCGAAGCAGTCTGTCTGTCTGTGCTGAGGGCTCATGCAAAGAGCGAGTGATGACCTGCTGGCTTACTTAGTCACGCAAGCCCAGACCGGTTCCAAAAACTGGTTTGGGTATCCTCAACAAAGGCTCATCAACATCACTCTCTGTCATAAGATTGCAGAGAATCATGCGCCGGACATGACACCAGACGAAGTAGTAAATTATGTGATTCGTCTCAACGATCTAATCTTCAAAAAGATCGTGACCAATGGGAAAGATTGAGGTTAAGGGTTTCCGAGAGTTTGAGAATTCGCTTTTAGAATTAGCTCAAGAGTTCGGCACGACCAAAGCCCGCCGGTCTTTGCTGCCAGCGCTGAAGTCGGCAATGGAACCCGTTAAGGCCGCCATGAAAGGCAGGGTTCCCGTAGACACCGGAAAACTGCAACTCAAAATCAGGAATGGGGCAAAAGTCGCCACCGGCAAAGACAAAAAGAAAAAGTACCTTACCCGCGACACTATTGCTTTCGGGTTTGTTGATGTTGGCGTTGGCTACAAAGATGCTAAGGGTGAGTACAGGCCAGCAGCCGAGGCGATAGAATTTGGTACGGCAGAGGTTCCTGCCAAACCGTTTATACGAAGCACTTTTCAATCAATGGCAACGTCTGCTCTTGATCGGTTAGCGTCTCTCATGAGCGCTCACATGGATCTCTGGGCGGCAAAACAACGAGCAAAGGTTAAAAAATGAGATTACAAGACAAATTTGGTTCTGCTTTCCAAAGACAGAAGTACGCAGACATTGACTTTGCGGGGCATCCGCTGAAGGTCTATCTTCCCACCAGGAAAGAAATTCTTGAGCTTGAGGGAAAGATTAAAAACCCTCCCGATGCTTTGCTAGAGCAGGAATACACAAAGCTAGTTGATACGTTTGAGAAGATATACAAAATCAACCAAAGTATTGCTGTCGAACGAAAAGACGATGACATTGTTGTCGACGGGCGAAGCCTAAAACAAGCTGCTCGGTTTAAGGCTCAAGACATCATGCGCGAGATCGCGCTTATAAACTTAGTCGGCTTTGAGGAAGGGCAAGAACTTTTTGCACTTTCTTATGAGGACATTTCCGAATCGTTTTCTTCGGCGCAGATCAAACACCTTACCGATCTAATTGAAAAGGCGGTTAACCCAGACTATAAGGAAGTCGAAAAAAACTGAAGCGGTCACTATATCGACAGATTCGGGCGGCAATGATCTTTAACGGTCAGTCTCCCGAGGTTATAGAAAGTCTTGATGTAGTGACCACGCGAGAGTTAGAATTGATGTACCGCGATGGCATGATTGGCGCGAGACAAAACTTAATGTTGATCTCGCATCTGATGGCAATTGTTTATAACGCGCTATCTAAAAACCCAATCAAGAGCCGTGAGTTTTTCCCGCATCTGGAGGAATATTTCATCCCTCCAAACTACATGACAAGACAAGAGCGCGACTTCTTGGCGTTTACAAGTCTGCCAGGGTTCAAGTCAGAGTTTTTAGACATCTTAGGGGGAAACAATGGCCGGTAAGCTAATCGCAGCCCTGCAAGTCGCTCTTGGTTTAGAGAGCGCGAAGTTCGTTCAAGAGATCGACAGGGCTAAAGCCAAAACCCGCGAAATGAAAGTCAGTGTCGACGTTCTCGGCACTGCGATGGGCGCTTTGCGTCAACCTATGTTGCTTGCCGCCGCTGCCGCTGGAGCATTTGCCACTTCTTTCTTCAAAGCCGCAGACGCAGTTAACGATTTCGCTGAAGGCTCGGGGTTAGCGATTGAGGAAGTGTTAGCCCTGCAAAGCGCGATGGTGCAATCGGGGAAAGAAGCTGATAACGCCGCTCAGATGTGGGATCGGTTCTCGGTAACGCTTGGCGCCGCCGCTGATGGTCAAAAAGAACAAGCCGATCTGTTCAAAGAATTAGGTGTCAGTATTTCTGATGCTGGAGGTTTATTAAGACCTGAGATCGACATCTTCCGAGACTTAACAGCAGTTCTTTCCGGTATGTCTGCTGGCGCGGAAAGGGCTCGGTTGCAAGTTCAGCTTTTTGGAAAACAGTTTGGCAATCTTGATATTTCTAAGATTGACCAGCTATCTCGAAACACCGATAAGTTCTCAGGCGAAGCCAAGAAGGGCGTATTGGCTATCGGAGAAATTGGCGACGCAATAGACCAGATGACCGAGAAAGCAAAGATCGGTTTTCTAACATTGATGGGCAAAGCGCGTGACGCGTACACGGGCATTAAAAAGTTCCTTGGCTTTGGCGAAGAAGAGCCCGCGGTTCCTGCTCCAGTGGTTGGCGTTACGCAGGGCGGGAGGCAGTCTGGAACAAGAGTTAAGGCTGTAAAAGACTCGGGCGCTGAGTCTGCTGCGAAAGCGCTTAAGACGTACCTTGAAGGCTTAGACGCGCAGATTCTTAAGTTGAAAGAAGGCGAAGAAGCGGCGCTAAGGTTTGAGGCCGCAAAGCAAGGTGGCCCTGCCGGTCTTGCAAAGATGGAAGAAATTATCCGTCTGCGGCGGGAGGAAGCCGAGCAGCAAGAAGAGATGCAGAGACTGACAAAAGAAGCCAATCAAGAGCTGGCCGCGATGGACGATTTAAGAAGATTTAATCTTGAGTTAAGGCTAAAGCAAATTGAGCGTGAAATTGAACTAGAAAAAGAATCGGCGCAAGTTCTTAATGAGGTTCAGGCGCAAGCCGAAATCACAGCTAACAAAGAACTAGAAGATATGATGGAAAAGAAGAAGGCGGCAAGCGAAGAACTAGATCTTCTTGAAGATATACGCGATGGATATAAGTCAATCGGCGCAACCATTGTCGAGGCATTTATGTCTGGCAAGTCGGCAGCAGATGCTTTTAAGTCTGCCCTTTCCTCTCTTCTTCAAAAACTAGCCTCTCGCTCGCTAGACAAATTTTTGGATCTTATTTTTAAGTCAGACATGAAGGGCGCTCCCTCATTATTTGAAAACTTCATGTCTACCGTTCCCGTTCTTGGCGGTCTATTTGGCAAACGAGCCGGCGGCGGCCCGGTTAACTCTGGCGCTCCCTATCTTGTTGGCGAAAGAGGGCCGGAGCTATTTGTTCCAAGTATGGCGGGGCAAGTTGTCCCGTCTTACGCAATGAGCGGAACATCGACAGTCAATAACTACAACATACAAGCCATTGACGTTAAGTCTTTTGAAGAGCGAATCATGGGCAGCAATCGAGCGGTTTGGGCTGCAAACGCTTACGCTCAAAAATCACTCTCACCGAGAGGTAGGACATGAGCTTCCAAACCATATTGGACATTAGCCAAACTATTACGGTCAATAACCGCAGGATGGTCGGGCAGCAGTATTCTCGATCTGGGCAAGTGAGAACGGCACAGTATGTGACCTCAGTTCCTTGGGTGTTCACTGTCAAGCCTCACGCTTTTCTTTACTATCCACAGGTTCGGGATGTAATCCAGACGATTGACAACCTCGACAGACAGACAGCGGCGACCATTACGTTCAGCTCAACAAACCTTCAATGGTTTACAAGCTACCAAGGCCAGTTAACCAGCGGTCAAGCGGCGGCGCTTACGCTTGCTTCCGTTCCGGCGGCAAATGCAACGACGATTTCTGTCGGCAACCTTCCCTCAGTTGCAAGCTCAACGATTGTGTTTAAAGCCGGTGATTTTCTTCAGCTTGGAAGTTACGCATACAAGGTCACGGCACAGGTTCTGAGAGGCTCAGGATCAACCGTTAGCGTGACTTTGCATAGACCGGTGATAGGAACGCCCACTGCTGGGACGTTGACCGCTGTAGGCTCTGCTTGCACGTTTTCTGTGGTCGCTGAGGTTTGCCCGACATATACGCTAAACCCCATGACTAACGGCGCGTTTGTCGATTGGGATTCTGACTTTGTCTTTAGGGAGAATGTGCAATGAGTACCCCTATGACGGCGCTTAATAGCGCAAGTATTACCCACGGCGAATTTGTAAAGCTAGTAACGGCCTCAGCGACTTATACGTTTTGTAATGCTGCTGCCGCTATCACTGTTGGCGGCAATACATTCTCGGGATTAGGAAGTCTTCTTTCTGTGGGCGCTGTCAATCGAGAAATCAAAGCTACGTCAGTAGATATGGTGATAGGTCTCATAGGCATTGATCCGACTAACGTTAACTTGGTGCTTGGCGCTGACATCAAAGGCTCAACGCTTGAGGTATGGCGCGGATTCTTTGACTCTAACTATCAAATCATCACAAGCCCTTCTACTCAGTTCTTTAAGCGTTACCAAGGGATCGTTTCTAACATCAGCCTTACAGAAGATTGGAACGAAAACATAAGAAGCAGGACTGTCACAGCCTCTATTTCTTGTACGTCATTTCGAGCCATTCTAGAAAACAAAATAAGCGGCATAAGAACCAACTTAAATAGTTGGCAACAACAATACCCTTCTGATTTAAGCATGAGCCGTGTGGCCGCAATCTCGGGTCAATATTTTGACTTTGGTGCTAGACCGCAGACAGGATCGCAAGCATCCCCGGGTTCAGATGTATCAGTAGGTGTGGAACCAGACGAACAACGATTTTTGGATCAAATTGGACGATGAGATACGCGACAAAATACGATATGCCTCACCTGATCGACATGATGAAAAGTTACGCGGAAGAAGCGGGGATTGAAACACTAAAGCACAATCAAAACGAAAGCCATGTCCGGTCGTTGTTTTATCAAATGCTAAAGGGGCGCGGTTTTGTTTTGGTAGACGATCAGCTTCGAGGTTTCATTGCCGCTTACATCACGACTAACTTTTGGAACAGCAGCATCCGAGAGCTTCACGAGGTGGGTTGGTGGGTTATGCCTGAATTCCGAAACACCTCTATTGGAGGCAAGCTCTGGCTGCGGTTTAACAAATTAGCGCAAGATTTGTTAGACCAGAAAAGGGTACAGATTATTTGCACAAGCCTGATGCCGAGCTCACCTGAAATTGATTACACAAGATACAAATTTAAGCCACTGCAAGCGACCTTCTTTCGAGAGTAGATCATGCCAGCATCCATCGTTTTATCAGCGCTCGGAATTACTTTACAAGCTGGATCGCTAGCTTTAGCGGCTGCGACATTCGCCATCAACTTTGCGGTGTCTTACGTTGTTACGAGAGCTTTTGGAAGCAAGCCCTCGCAGGCTCAGGACATGGGTGCGCGGCAACAGATGCCGCCGGCAAGCAACAACTCTATTCCCGTGGTGTATGGCAGTGCGTGGCTTGGCGGGACGTTTGTGGATGCTGTTCTCTCCACCGATCAAAAGACGATGTATTACGTTATTGCTATTTCGTCCATCTCACCTGACGCGTCTGCTACGTTTACCTACGATAGATCTAAGTTTTATTCTGGCGACCGCCTCGTCACTTTTGATAATACAGATCAAACAAAAGTCATTTCGCTGACAGATGGCGATAACAACGTAGATAACAAAATCAGCGGCAATCTTTACATCAGTCTCTACACCTCGACTCAGGCTGGTGTCATTACCGCCGTTAACGGTACGGCACCTCATGTATTTATGGGTGGTGCTGACATTCCCGCTGCTTTACGCTGGCCTTCGTCTGGCAGGCAGATGAATGGTTTGGCGTTTGCCATTGTTAAACTTAATTACAACGCGGATGCAGGGACGACCGGTCTACAGCCAATCACGTTCTACTGCACACACTTGCCAAAAGGCGGGTCAGAATGCAAGCCTGGGGATGCTTGGTATGACTACATGACGGATGACAAGTACGGTGCCGGCATGACGGGTCTTGTGGACTCCGCATCTGCGACAGCTCTTAATACTTACTCCGATCAGACCATTACCTATACACCTTCTGGCGGCGGCTCAGCGACTCAAGCTCGATACCGAATTAACGGTGTTGTAGACACAGGTAAACCAGTGTTAGACAACGTCGAGAAGATGCTGGAATGCTCAGACTCATGGATGGCCTATAACGCTGCCTCTGGTCTGTGGTCGATCATCATCAACAAAGCAGAAAGCTCAACGTTCTCTTTTAACGACTCAAACCTTATCGGTGAGATCAGGGTCTCTGCAATCGACATTAATCAGCAGATCAACCAGATTCAGATTGAGTTTCCATCAAAGGACAATCGAGATCAGCCGGACATGGTTTTCATGGAGACCCCAGCGATCCTGAGGTATCCCAATGAACCCGACAACAGACAAACGACAAGCCTAGAGTTTTGCAACAACTCTGTGCAGGCGCAGTATCTCGGCAACCGACGCCTGGAGCAAGCAAGAGAAGATTTGATTGTCACGATCACTTCTTCTTATCCCGGCATTCAAGTAGACGCTGGTGATGTCGTTGACATCACTAACGCTGACTACGGCTGGACGAATAAACTTTTCCGCGTCATGAAGGTGTCGGAGGCGACTGTAGACGATGGCAACCTTGGCGCGACATTAGAGCTTTCCGAGTACAACGCAGACGTTTATAACGATGCAAGCATCACAGCATTCGCTCCTGCGCCAAACTCTAGCCTTCCTTCTCCAACTTTCTTTTCTTCGCTTAACGCTCCAGTTCTTGGCGATCTAGCACCATCCGCTGCGCCGCCAACATTCTCGGCCACATGCACGATGCCGACAACAGGACGCGTTACTACCGTTACGCTTTTCTATACATCTAGCGCAACGCCAGCGGCGACTGATTGGAAAGTCATTGGCACTCAGATTCTGAGTAACGGTTCTGTATTTGCCAACGGATCAACGGTTAAGTTTGAGAACCTACAGATAGCAGGCGGCACTTGGTACTTTGCATTTTCGGTGGCAAACGAATCGGCCAAGAGCGTACTGTCGGCCACAAGTTCTGCATTTGTTTGGTCACCTACCGGCATGGCCGGGCCCACGGGGCCTGGCGGAGCCACCGGACCCGCAGGAGCTACAGGACCACAGGGCGATACCGGACCCACGGGCAGCGCAGGGCCTACAGGCGGATCTGGATTGATTGGAATTGCATTTATCAATGCTTATCTCGTTCAGTCTCAAACAGCATCGACACCAACATTTACAACACCAACGTCGGGTTCTGCGGTTCCTGCTGGCTGGTCATCAACGGTTCCGGGGATTTCTATTGGTCAGGTTCTCTGGTATCTACAAGGTCGATACAACGCTAACGGTGTAACGGTTGATGGTGTGCCGGCTAACTCCACTGCATGGACAGGGCCGATAGCCGCGTCTGTATTCCAAAGCATTCTTTCCGACAATTACAACGGTCCAATTCCTCCTGCTTCATCTAGCTATGGAACGGCTGGTTGGTATTTAGACAAAACCTCGGGCGGTCTTTACGCTTCCGCTGCTTATCTTAGGGGCGAGATTGCTTCTGGCACTGGTGCCAATCGCATCACGATTAACGGTTCAAACAATCTTGAGATTCAGGGTTACACAACTTACAGCGGTGCGTCGCCTTGGTTTTCTCTTGGGGTATCAGGTTATGACAATCACATCTTCAAAATTGATGCGGTTAATTATCCTTATGCAGACTCACCTGTCATTTTTGGCGGCGGCGCTAGCGGACAATTTACCGCGCAAATTGTTAATGGAGCGGGCTCGCCTTTAGTTAAAGGCTTAAAACTTTCGAGCTTTGTTGCGGAGGCTTTGGTTGTAGAAAAAACCAGTTCGACAAGCGGCAACGCGTCTACGTTTGCCAACGCCAATGGTTACGCAATCAGAATTACATCTGGTGGTATTGCTTCTAATACTTATTACTTTCCTAATACCTCTGCTGGCTTTACTCAGATCCAAAACATCCCAAACAACACCACGACCTTTTTGAGGGGTGATGGTAGTTGGTCTGCTGGCGTGGCCGGACCTACGGGCCCGCAGGGCATCCAGGGGATTCAAGGCGATCCTGGGCCGCAAGGAAATACCGGGCCTACGGGTCCAGCTTCTACAGTTCCGGGGCCTACGGGTCCGCAGGGAGTTACGGGTCCTACAGGGGCTTCATCTACGGTTCCCGGGCCTACAGGCCCGCAGGGAGTTACCGGACCGACGGGTGCTACGCCATCTTTGCCTGATCCGTGGACAAACGGAATTGCTCTTGCTAGCGGCAAAACCGCAAGTCTGCGAGGGACATCGTTTGCAGATAATTCCTGGGTATTCACAAACAGCTCGGGAAGTTATGCCGCAGGATCAAATCTTGTTCTTTACACAAGTGGCGCTGCTCAGACTTGGACGTTTAATTCAAACGGCAATGCTTACGCTGATGCTGGTTCATGGGTAAATTCGTCAGACATAAATCTAAAAGAAAACATACAGGACTACACAGGCGGCTTGCAAAAGGTTTTGCAACTCCAGGCTGTAAGATTTAACTATATAGGGCAGACCGATCCACACTTAGGATTTATTGCTCAAGATGTGCAGGCAATTATTCCTGAAGTTGTTTCGCAAATTGAAACACCCAAAGGCAGTAGACTTGGTTTGGCGATGCCGGAAATGATTGCGGTGTTAACTAATGCAATCAAAGAGCTTGAGCGAAGGATTGCGGCTTTAGAACAAAAGCCTTAGAATCTAGAAAAGACAAGATAGCCCATCGTTTGCTGAGAGTGGCTTAGCGAACGTCATTTACCGAGCGAGGGAATAGTGGCGATCTTTAGCAAGAACACCCTGACGCAAGTCAGCGGTTTTAATAACCAGATTATCGCTGGTGAGCTTGTCTACAACCAGAAAACTTACTGGAATCTGACGCTCAATAATGAAGATGGTACGCCAAGGAATCTAACTGGCGCGACTATCACAAGCCAAATCTTACGTCGGCAACTCTCAAACGTTCGTGATTCTCGATATGGACTTACGTTTGATATTGCAGATTTCTCTCCTCCGCCCTCCCCTGTAAGCCTGACCATCACAAATCAAAATCTGTCCGGTGGATCTTTTACGCTGGTCATTGACGAATCGGCATGGTCGGTGCTTTCGACGGATACAGAGCTTGACATCAACGCTGCTAACCCAGTTGGGTTTTCCGGCAATATCACAATCGCTATCCCTGCAAGCGGATCAACGCCAGCACAAGACTTAATTGTGTTTTTGTTGTTCCTCATTAGATCTAACGGGGTGACAAATTGAGCGATATTGATCTTGTAGTTGGTGGCGCAAGCCAGATCACGCTCGTTGTTGACCAGGGTGTTATCGGTCCGACGGGCCCCGCGGGTGCCGGCACAGACATCCCTGTATCTAACGCGGGTACACAGATTACGTCTGGCCTAACCTCGCTCAACATTACAGGCCCGGGAGCCACCGCTACGGCAGTGGGTGGCGATGTCACGGTGACTATTGTTGGCGGCGGAGCCACAGGTCCTACAGGGCCGACTGGTAGTACAGGACCCACTGGTCCAACAGGGCAGCAAGGCCCGACCGGAGCTGCTTCCACAACACCAGGACCGACAGGCCCTACAGGCGCGTCTGGTTCTAGTGGCCCGACCGGACCTACAGGCGCAGCATCTACCGTAGCCGGACCTACCGGCCCGACTGGAGACGTTGGCGCTAGCGGACCGACAGGTCCTACTGGGGCGGCTTCGACTGTTCCGGGCCCGACTGGTAGTTCAGGACCCACAGGGGCATCCGGCCCTACAGGACCTACCGGCCCAGCGGGAACGGGCACTAATATTTCTGTAGCCGATGAAGGCGCGATTATTACGACCGGCGTTGTCAGCTTTGACTTTGTCGGTCTTGGTGTTGCTGCGACCGCTGTTGGCAACGCGGTTACGGTCAATATTCCTGGTGGTAGCTTTGGGCCTACAGGTCCTACTGGAGCAATCGGACCTACAGGACCGACTGGCACCAATGGTTTAGACGGCCCCACAGGGCCTACTGGGAGCGCAGGGGCAGCAGG